CAAGGTTGTACAAGAAGTTGACTTCCTGTTGTCCCATGCCCTGTGTGGCTTGGCCCAAAGCAGCGCCCTGAGTTGCCAAATTACCTTGTTGTGCAGCCAAAGAACCTAGACCCTGTGACATAGCTTGACCAATACCAAACTGCCCTTGCGCCAAATTACCAATACCTTGTCCCAAAGACTGGCCAAGTTGCGCTTGCTGACCTGAGATGTTTGCTTGCTGACCCGCAATGTTGCCGTACATACCAGATAAGCCGGCCAGTTGGCCCGACAACGTGCCCTGAAGACCTGCACCGCCTTGACCTAACTGAGCCTGTTGTACGGCCTGTTGGCCATACAAGCCACCAATGCCTTGGTAACCCTGAGCCTGTGCTAATTTGCGTCCCTGAGCCTGTTCAAACGCTTGTTGTGCCTGAGTAGACGCTTGGTTGTAGCCCTGTGATAGACCGCTCACAATCGCCGAGTTACGTTGCTCGGACAAAGCCCGCTCTAATTCAGCATCCTGCACCCCTTGACGACTGCCCCCAAACGCACCGGCACGCGTAGCTTGGCCCTGTAAGTTTTGACGGGACATCTGTCCTTGACGATTAATCTGTTTTATAGCCTCATCAATTACTTGCTGCTGATAAGGGTTCATGAATTTTTGTACACCGCTTGGGTCGTACATGTCCCCCGCACCTGTCAAAGCACCAACCCCTTGTCCTAACGTAGACAAGGACTGACCCATGTTGGCCTGCGAATAAGCATTCGCTTGTGCCTGAGCATTAGCAAGGCCCTGAGCGCCTTGGCCAATTAAATTAACTCCTTGTGTTGCCAACTGAGCGCTTTGACCCAAGTTTGCAATAGGAGTAGCTGAACGGTTCATTGCAGCTTGCGCTGCGTCAAACTGCCTGCGAGTATCTGCCCCCAACAAAGTCTCAACCGCTTGTTGCGCGTTGTTGCCGGCCATTTGGTAGTTGTTGGTGGCATTTTGCATGTAAGGCAAATACGCCCCAATGCCCTGCCTGCCCAAATCCAGCGCATTTAGCTGGTCAGGGCTCATGCTTGCTACTTGAAAATCAGGGTTTAAAAACTGACCTTCTAATGCCGCAGCATTAGCTGCATCAATCCGCGCTTTGGCGGAGTCCATTAACCCTACTTTGCGTTCTTCAATGTCCGACGCTTCCCGGGATACTGTTTCTTGAACGTTACTTGTTGCCATTTTTTAACCCCGTGCTGCGTTTTTTTCAAGTTGATTCATAAGAGCATACATGCGTTTTGCTCCTGCGCGTCTGTCACCCTTGCCTGCACCACGAACGGCTTTGGCAGTCATTACAAATTCGCCGTCAGACAGCATTGCAGGGATTGAATCAGAGGTTCCGGTCCCCGGACCATTAATTTGACCAGTTTTCCTAGGATAACCGCCCGTGCCCAGTGTGGCAATACCGCCCATGTTTAAAAGTTTTGCTGGGCCAGCGGTAGCTGCGTTATATCGCCTTAAAACTTCTTCTGGTGCAATTGCTCCACCAGTGCCTTTAAATGCATCTGATATCTGACTAAAATCAATAGCATTTTGATCCATGTAAGTTGCAATTTGTCTATCTGTCATGCCGGGAGTTTTGGCAAAATAGTCACGAATACTTTGACCTGACACAGCATCTGCAGCATTCTGAGCAGCGATAGCAGCAGCATTTCCCCCTGTTGCACTTCTTGCCGATTGATAACGTGAGTCAATACTCTGAGGACCTGCAACCCCTTGCAGGCCCGTGACTTGCGCAACCTGATAAGGGCTAACGTTAAAATCAAACATAGCCTGTGCAATTGTCCTATCAGTTGCCGTGGGGTTAGCAATTAAATAATTTCTAACTTCTGCATCAGTGTAGGCCCGTTGTCCCAGCCTGCGAGCTTCAGCTTCCGCAGCAAGCCTCCGGGCTTCAGCTTCCGCAGCAAGTCGTGCAGTTTCTATGCCTGCAAGTCGAACACGTTCAGCTTCGTCAGCAATTCTTTTACGTTCAGCGGCCTCAGCAGCAAGTCGTGCGGCAGTATTGTCAAACGGAGGTACATACGTCGGCACAAACGCTGGGAAAGCAGGCGGTGTATAAACACCCGGTTGAGCGACCGTAGGCGTCGTATTGTAATTAACAGCCGTTGCCACCGGATTAAATACGTTTGAATACAACGCAGAATTGTTATAGGGTTGATCTACAACGGTGGGCCTGTACGCCTTGCCTAAGGTTGCTGTATTTGCAGCATCAGCTTTAATAAATTTATTTAATGTAGGAGCAAACGCCGCTTGACGAGTGGCTCTTGCTGAGGCAGCAGCGCCTTCTGGCGCATCAAAGGCTAAACCTGCATTGATATTTTCATAGGCACTTCTAGATCCTATTGCCTTTTTGGCTGCTTTAGCTGTGGCTACTGTGCCGCGAGCCGCAGCCTGTTTTGCTTTAGTCGCTTCATCTTTGACCGCGGATGCGGCTGCAGTTTCTGTTTTATTAAAAGCGGTACGGCCTTCTGCTTTACCATACTGTACATAGTGCTCGTATGCGTTTTTAAATTTACCTTGAGCAATTTCAGCAGCAACATCTGGATACGCTATTGCGTATGCTACTTCATCAAAATTAGCAGCGGTTACTTCACCACCTGCAGCGTAGCCCCTAGGACCTGCTAAAGATGCAATGCCCAAGCCTGTGTCATACGTAGGCAAGGGATCGTACTGACCAAAAACAGGAGCGCCATATTGGTCGTATTTCACACCGGGTAGGTTCTGGACGTAGTAATTACGTTGATTTCCGCCTTCAGCGATACGCTGAGATACAGGCTTCATCAACTGATCCCGCATTGCCGAGGGCTGAGCAGGAGCAGATTTAAATCCGCCGCCTAAAGCTAAAGCGCCAATACCCGCAGCGGCTAATGGTCCATAAGTAGACACAATACCGGGCATTGCTGCTTTGTATGCAGTTTGGTATGCGGCATCTAACATAGCAGGAGTAGCTGTTGGCGTGCGTGCCAACAAGGCGTCTTGTGCTGCTTTCCCTGCTTGTTCAGCCGCAGGCATGCCTTGGGCTTGAATGTTAGAAGGAGAAAAGTATTCGTTGTACCCGGACTTTATTTTGTCCATGAACGAAGAAGTATCTGTGGGAGGTGCAACACCTGTCTTGTCAAAAGAACCGGGGAATTGCGTGGCATCCATTGGAGTAGTCGCTGCAGCAGGCGACCTAAACACCTGCTCGTTTGCACCCACAGGAGTTTCAACAAAATTAACAGGTGCCCTAACTCTTGCAGGAGCGTCTGCAAAAACTTTGTTATAAGGTTCAAATCCAGCGCCCGGATCACCCGCTGCAAATTCTGGACTAAAAGAAGGAATAGCGGGCTTTCCACCAATTAAAACATCGCTGCCCGGTTGCCCGGGCAACGGTCCGGCAGGTGGTTGTGAACCAAAGTATGAATCAAACGGTTTTGATGGCGTGCCCGTCATCTCCAGTGGCTTGTATGGAGCTTGTGTAACATCAGTAGGTGCAAGACCCCTTGTCTGACCTGCAGCATCAATAGCGGGTGCCTGAATACCGGAGGCAGGTGCCGAAGGGGTTATAGCATTCGTAAATCTGTCTACCTGACCGCCTACTGTTGTAGGACCGGCATAAGCAGTGTCAAAACCTTGGGTAACTCCACCAACAGCACCGGCAGTCAAGCCGCCAATAGCACCGGCTTTTAATGCATCTTTTAGGCTACCGCCACCAAGTAAAGTAGAACCTGCGCCACCAATAAAGCCTCCTACCGCTGCAACACCCGCAGCAGAGGTTACACCCATAAAAGAAGCTGCAGCAGGGCCCAAGAAGAAGCCAAGGGCCACGGTCGTAATAATCTTGCCCACAGTGCTGCTTGCAAAGCTTTTAACGGCTTTACCAAGGCTCTTAAAAGCTTTCTTTAAAAAGAATTCAGGCAGGCCCGTAGCAGGATTGATAGTGCCTGAGCCACCACGGCGGCGCAGCATGCGCGCCTCTGCTGGTGTGATGTGCGCCAACATGGTGTCACCATTACGGCCATAACTAGCAATCACTTTGGCAATAGGCTTAAGCTCTGCAATACCGCCTTGGGCAAACGCCTGAACACCCGCGGGCTCTGCAATCAACTGATCCACGGCCATGTTCATGGCAGCAAAAAACTGAGGGTCAAACTGCTCGGGCAACAACTCTTCCGGTGCACCCATCTCTAAATACTTTGCGCGGACCGCGGCATACTGCTCAGGATTACCCAGAATCTCATCCAACATGTTGTTGAGCATGTCAAGCTCTTCTGGCGACAAATCGATCTGACTCAAGTCATTTCTAAATTGGGCCATGGCCTCAGGATCGATCTGCGCGGCACCCGCCAGCATCTCATCACCAAATTCCTTAGGGGACACCGTCTGACGCATCTGCTCGTAAACGGCCATCGTATTGGGATCGGCAAACGGATTTGCGCCTGCCTCTTGAGGCATATCCATTGCGGTTTGGGGTGCTGTGGCCATGTCAGGTCCTTGAAAAAGGTATTTTGTTCAATTGTATTACGTAGACGTCTTTATGCGAAGCATTTGACTGGTATCTTGCACACCATCTTGTGTATCTCGGTACACATCACCTAGTCTTAAAGTGGGCAAGTCAGCGTCCGTGGGCAGCGTGTCTAGGTTCAAATTCAACGACGTTCCGCCCATGTCCCCCGGATTACTAAGCTGCGCAAAAAACAAACGCAAGGTATTGTTTAATTGATCCTGATACCTGCGGTCGTACTCATCGGTAGCCAAAGGCAGGTTGGGGGGACGAACATTAAGTTCAGCCATTTACCGCCTCCCATCTGCTCTGATATCTATCCGAGGCGCGCCCAATTGCCATTGTGTGTTTAACTGATTGGAGTCAATCTTAAATATCATCTGCCGCCCGCGCATGCGCGTGAATATCTGACCTGTAAATTCTTCGGTTATGACATAGGTACTGCCTTTAAGGACAGAAGCTGACGCGTTGCTCGTGGTCCCCGAGCCGGAGTTAGACAATCCAAACAAAGTCATAGTAACCGCGGGAACAGCACCTGCAGGCGAATTCGTAGAATCCCCAAACGTCAGATCAGGCAACACGCGCCACACAAATGCAAAGTTGTGGCCATCGCCTATGTCCAGTTCCGATGAGGAAATAAAAGCATTTAAGGCTATTGGAGTGCCTGTTGCGTTGTCGTTCAGGCCATTTTCGTGCTCCACAATATTGCCCGTATTATTTGGCTGGTATGTAGTGGCTAACGGATAGTCACGCAAACCTGAATCAAGCCACGCTGTTCGTGCCATCGTGCCGTAATACCAGATTTTTTCTTGATAGTTGTAGATGACGTAGCGGTCAATTGTGGTGCTTGATTCTGAACAATAGAACCACCATACCTCATTAAAGCCTTCGTTGACACCCGCAAATACTTGTAGGTTTTGATCTTTATTGATGTCTGTAAAAATAAACCGGCGCAAGTCACAATTAAGCGTCTGCACACGACCATCGTATGCATAAAATTTATCTATGCCCATCCAGTACACAACACCGGAGGCCACAGCTACCGCATTGGGCCCATAAATAGAGAGGCCATCACCAAGAAGCTGAGATCCCCAAACAAAAGGAGGACCTAGATACTGCAAAGAATACAACGCTGAATCGGTAAACACAACAATCTCTTGCCTTGTCTGTGCTGTGGTAACAATCTCAGACCCATTAGACAACCGCAAACTTCCCGCTTGATTGGTAGCTGTAGGTGTCCAATTAAAAGGATCCTCTTGTCCGCACCAACGAATCAGCATGGGGTCTAACGTCGCACTGCCGTAATCATTTACGCCAAAAGTTAAAATAAAACGTGATGCGTCTGAAACAATTAAAGTGTTTACGACCGTGGGCACATCCACAATTAAGGACACAGCGCCGGTGCCTGCAGATGCGGTGTTGACCAATACGTTAGAACTATCCAATAACTTAAAAGTTAGCCCACTAACCTCGGTTACAGTAAATGTGGTCGCTGCAGCCACACCCGTGGGCAAAGAACCACCTGAGAACTGCAACCGTGCACCCGCTGTGTATGCAACAGTTGAGGTTACAACGGTAGGAGAAGCGTTGGTAAAGCTTACCGTGCCGCCAAGGGTGTTAAGCAGTACTCCACGAGAAGTTAATGGTGCCTCCCAATAATACAAGCCACCGCCGCGGAAGTTGAATACAAGATCTTCACCAAAGTTTTGCTGACTCCATAAACGCAGGGCGGAAGTGCTGGCTAAACCATTACCCCACGTACCAAGACCCCATCCACCTGCACCCCATCCAACCAAAGGAATCTGTGTTGCTGGACCGACACTAATTTCATATGCCGCTACGACAGAAGCACCGCCACCGGCACCCGCAGCATCTGTTGCGTTGGCTGTTGCTGTTGCTGTAAACGTGTAAGTGTTAGAAGTTAAAACAGTAATTTGATAATTGGCATTTAACACCGCTGCGGTGATGTTGCCACCCAGTCCTACAGCACCACTAAAGGTTACAAAGTCTCCTGTAGCAGAGCCGTGTGCTGTGTCAGTTACCGTAATGACTGCAGAGCCGTTTGTAGCTACAAAAGGGTTAGCGTTAATTGTGCTAGATGCACGAAGGGGCGTAATGTCGTAATACGCACCGCCGTTTTCTAAGTAAAACTTTAGGTTTGTGCCAACACCAATGATGTTTCTGCCATCAAGCAGAACCCAGTTCCACAAAGATCGGCAAACACCTAAAAATGTATTAACAGAAATACGTAACCAGCCACCAATTACTTCGGGATTACCCTGACGAAAGCGTACCTTGTCGGCCTCATACCAACCGCCCTCGGTTGTGTACCGCGTGTTTTCTTTATTAACGCCCGGCTTGAACAGAATCTTTTGTAATGGCATTTTTAGTCCAGCAGTGCGCACTCAGCAGTGCGCCGTTTAAGCAAGCCCGGCAACACCTTGCCGCCGCCTTTATCT